TTTGAAATGTAAGGGAAGAGACGTAAAACTATTAAGATATCCCGCAACGTACGACTCAGCCTGTCCTCGGGACGTAGAGCAATCGACACGTCCAAATTTCCAACATGAATTAACAACTCGGATAAAATTCTTGGCGAGTTTGTCGGAGTCAAAGAAAAATAAGATATGGAAATGCGGGCGGAAAGAGATGGGTCCGTACTCTCCCACAATGTATGTATGTAACTTTTCATTTTCGGGATTTAAATCACGTAAGAGGATTTGCTTACGTACACGTTTCATAAACAAGGAAAGGTCCTTATGGCAAAGAAAACCATAACGACCGGCATATTGAGGGTATTTACCTTTAAAGGATAAATCTGCCTGACGAGAATAACGATTCCAATACTCTTTCTTACAGGAAAAATCAAACTCAAACTGCTGATCCATAGCTAAGCCGAGAACAGGCCGCACATGCTTAACACCATGAAAAATGATAGTACGAGTAAGCCTACGACGAGGATAAACAAAAGCATGCACAGCAATATTATCTTCGTCGATCTCGTGAGTTTCAACTTCATAATAAGGGATAAACTCATTCTTATAAGTGAGACTAACAAAATAACAATATTTTGAAACAGACTTTTGAGCATAAATACGATTTTCAGAAAGAATGGATTTAGAAACTCTGCAAGCATCACAGACACCACAGGGAACGAGAATAATATCACCTGTATAAGGATTAATGACTTCACGTTTGTTCTGACACTCCGTGTAAAATTTATTAACGAACTCTGCAGTATCCATGATGTAAAAACCTAGTCTTTATCGTTTAACAAAAGATAGAGATTTTCCTCGGGGAAGGAATCAAATACAAGAACGTTACCGGAACTAGGTTTTAAATTTTCATGCAGAAAGTGAAGTAATTCACCTTCTTCAACAACGTAAATAACAGGCTCCTGAGGGCGCTGAGGATCGTTGGATTTCGAATGTTTAGCTACTTTAAATAACATATTGTGAAGAATTAATTACAATGCAATAATAAGACAAAATAAGGTAATAACAAAAAATAAGGTATGAAAAAATTTCATAGAAGGAATAATAAATAATAATACCTCCGCTGTGACCTCGCGATACCGGCTCGCGAGTCGGACACTACGTGTCCTCCCGGGAATAGACTTTTGTCCATTTGCTCGCCTAGCTCGGTCACGCCAACGCACGATGGATTCTTCGAATCCAGTAGGATGGGGTGTCACTTTTGCATAGTAAGGACGAGAGAGTTGAATCGATGAAGGTAACATCGATTCCCTTCGGGCAAAAGTGTAGGCTTCACTAACGTAATGGATGTTTACGGGTCAGCTTCGCTGACGGCGTGGACCGTGGTTAACATAATGCAAGGGGAAGAGCGCCGCAAGAGCAAGACACTATACTCAAGGGCGCTAGGATGTTTACCGGATTCCGAGACTCGCTACGCTCGCTCTCTCACTCGGTTAACGGTGCCTTCGGCAGTAGTTTAATACGTCTTCTTTGAAGACGTATATATCAGCAGAAGGAATACACGGAAAGTCATCACCAACATGATAATAAGTAACTTCAACTTCAAGATCAGGAACAGATGAAAACACAGTAGACAATATTCTACCAATGCGAAGAGATATACAATCAAACACAACAATTCCAAGCATCTCATCAAAGACTCCGGCAGAAGAAGAGCGAAGGGTCAAACGAATATATTTAGGTTCAATATAACCAATGGTAGATACACGATGTTCTTCCCATATAGAAACTATTCCTTCCAGTGTACCAAAAACAACAAGTAAATTTTCTTTAGTCATAGCAGCAAGCTTTAAAAGTAAACATAACAAGATCCATAGTCAAGATGAAAGGGACGAAAAAGAGCAGGCTGAGATTCAACAGCAAACCGACGATGAAAACGAACAGGATCACCGGGGAATAATTTGCGAAGAGAATTAAGCGTAGAACGAGTATCATTAAAACTAAAATCGTAAATAGGGTATAAATGACCCTCTCTAATAACAGTAAACACTGCACAGTCCATAAAAACAGAATAAATAGTCTGTGCCTTCTCTAAATCGGTTTTAAATAACTTAATGCGTTTCATATCCTTTGTTTTTGATTACATTACAAAGGTAGCATTTTATTATGAAATAACAAATAATATAATGCTAAATAGCATTAAATAATGTTAATAAATTCTTCCGGCTATAAACCGGAAGAATAAATCACTTTTTCTTAAGAGCAGCAGTACCAATACCGGAAACAGTATTTAAAAAGAAATCTCTCCAAATCTGTTGAGCACGGTAATACTTCTTACGATTAAGCATAGAATGACCTTCACGAGACCAAAGCAATTCCTGCATCTGTTTTTCAAGGCGAGAAATCTGAGACTGATAGATATCCATATTACCTCTACCAGTAGCAACAGCACCGGCAAGAGATTTATACGAACGATAATAAGCAGCATTAGACTGATACTCTTCTTTCATTGCGCGTACAAAGAAATCAGAAAGTTCAGCGGACTGTTTATTACTTATACGAATACCGGCAGTACGGGCAATAGATTCATTATATTCTGCCAATCGATTTTTAATCGATGCCAAAGACAATTGTCCTTGAGCATATTGAGCAAAAAGTGATGCAGCATGAGAATAGATCTGAACCTGCTGTTGAGCAGGAAGATACTTATTCATAATTTCCTGGCCTTTACCTTGCAATTTAGTCAGAAGAGCCTGAGCAGCTGTAAGCTCAGTATGAGTGCGAACAGCTTCATACTCCTGACGAATCATATTTATACCAGTAATAGCCATCTCAGGAGCCATGGCACGACGAATATTCCAATAGGCAGGATCAAGACTCTCAACTTCTCCATTAATATTGGAAAGTATCTGAGATTTACGAAAATCTGATCCAAACTGCATATCAAAAGCATTCGCAATATCCTGACCTTTTGCCTGATTGGCTAAAAGTTGATTACTGTAATAAGAATTAATAGCATCTCCAACACTATTAAAACTCATCTGAAATGTCTCCGGGACCTGATTAGGCATCTGAGCAGTAGGATTACCTACTCCGGAAACACCGGAGGAGGTAACACCAACACCTGCAGAATTGCCATCAAGTCCATTCATATAAGGATTATATCCGGCCTCTTCAAGGCGGGCGCGTTGCGCAGCCGGAGAATTATACTCGTTTTCACGATTCCATTGTTCCAAAGTCCACTGGTTTTGGGCATTACGTTCAGAAGTTTGCCACTCGCGATTAATGGCTGCCTGCTGAGCATTCCATTCATTATTCATCTGAGCGATTTCCTTCTGACCTTTATTATAAGCCTTGGCGGCACGTTTAGACATGCCGCCGGAAATACCAGAACCTAGAAGTCCGGAAATACCTGAAACAATAGCGCTACCAACAAGCGGACCCATTACTCAGTAGACTGAACAGGTTCAGAATCAACCTTAGGCTGGGAAGCAATAGCGGCTTCTTTAACCTCAGCAACCATATCCTGATATTTCTGATCAAGGCTAGCCATCCAAGCATCAACTTCAGCCGGAGACTGAAGATAACGAGATTTTAATGTCTCAATCAGAGCATCATCATCAAGTTTCTGCTTATACGGGGACCGGGAAGGCTGAATAGAGCGAACAATATTCAAATAATTTTCCTCACCAATCTGATTACGAATGCGTTCTGCATTCATAAGAAGATTGACATCAGAATTCATATGAATACAACCATCTTCATCGGTATAAAACCGAAGAGATTCAATCGGTTGTACAACAACGGCAATAGCCGAAGACAAACCAGCAACAATATACTTATCACTCATAATGAACATCTTTAATAAGGCATACCATCATAGTCGAAGTTCCGGACAGCCTTAACATCCAGATACAACGAAGACAAAAACTGATCAGTATCCATCGAACTGTCAGCAGCAACTTTAAAGATACTGTCCAAAACGGACGGATTTACTTTAAAGAAACCATAATTCAGCGAATACGTAGGAAGAGACTCACCGGGGGAAATAGTAGAAGTCACCCATTTAGAAAGATACTCAGGATCAAGCGGAGCAACCCAGGACTTCAAAGTAGAACGGAAAGCTCCGTACACTTCGTCATAGTCGGTCTTTAAATCAATAAATCGAGGGGTGTAACCCATAACCGATCCGGTAGGATCAGAAGCAAATGTATCAGACTTGTAATTAAAGAACCTACCAAAATGAAGCGACTGCATACCAATAGAATCAAATTCCGGGAAGGGAAGATCGGCAGTATTGGTATATAAAAGCTCCTGAGGCTGGCCGGTAATCACATAATCCAAAAGAGGAACCACATGGTAAATAGCCATCAGAATACCATATTCATCAGAAGAGAAATTTACTCCTCCTTGGCCGGAACCAACACCTTTACCTTTAATAATAGCAGAGGCATTTTGTTCGGCTTCAGGAAGATAAGTATTAACTACTTCTGAAATATCAATATTGGAGGCGGATCCTCCAACACGGAAGCAAGTGTCAGAAAGAGCCGGAGACAAAGTCACACCAAAATGAGCATAAATCTGATCACGGGCAGTCTGATCAGCAACCTGAGAAACCTCGCGATAGCGCTGAACGGTTTCAGCCATACGAAGCTGGAGAACGGTAAACGAGGCCTGAAGAGAAGGATTAGAAATAATAGTCTTAAGAATAGCGCTATCAGGCTGACGAGTGGGCATCAAATTGTATTCACCAGTACTAGAACCAGTAACCTTATTCATAGCAATCTGGCCAGTAATGTCAACATCTCCAGTAGCAGATACGCCGACAACATTTCCAATAAGGTTTGAAGGAGTCGCAGAACTGGGTATAACATCCACAACAGAAACATCGCCTAACTGGGAATTAGGCATAACTCCCATAAAAAGGTCTTTCGGCCAGTTGGCATAACGAAGAGTAAAAAGATTGTTACCTGTTATATATTCCTTTAAAGCAGCTAAATCAGAAGTAAAAGAATTAAAAATATTACCTCCGGAATACCAATCAAAATTATAGGTATAAGGTTCATTTTGTTCCCATTGAGAAATCCTGAAATGATCTGCATAAATTTTCTGATAAGCAGCAAAAGGCAAAACATTAACAGAATAGTGAGTATTAATTCCCTGAAGAGAAAAATCAGGAGACTCAGACAAACCTAAACTAAGATAACCAGCACCAGCAGGAGGAGTATATTCAGCAGGAAAAAAATTACCATAACGAAGCATCATAGCAAGCTTAGCACCACAAGTACCCGCGTTAAATCCAAAGAAATTTACAACAGGACTAATACCAGCAGATGCATTACCATAATACATATCCCAAAGAACAAGCCAAAGATTATAACCTAAACCAGCGGAATGTGCACCAAGAACAGTATAGGGAATATCATTAGTGACGATCTTGTTTGTACCAATTCCAGATGCCTGGACAGGATTATTCTGCATATTCATAAGAGCCTGAGGAAGGTTCTTATTAATAAGACGCAACGGTACAAAATACCAGTCCAAATACTCACGGATACGGGTATACGCAGCTGTATTCACAGGCTGTGTACGGGTAAACAACTGATGACGAATATTGAATTTGTCACCGGGATAAACCAGTTTGTAATAAACTGGCAACAGTTCACCAGCCTTACTAGTGAAACAGATACGACGAGAAAGATCGAAACCGGACCTGTGAGGATGATTCCGAACATCTCCATAAGAAAATAAATTTGAAGCCATAAAATTTAAGTTTCGCGATAATAGATATCGCCTAAATTAACAACTGAATAAAAGGATTCTGCATAATGAAAATCCGAAAGGATCTGATTCAGTTTCGCAACCTTATGAGAAAACTCCGTAAAAGATCGAGCATTCAAATAAATCTCAGTCACAAGATAAAACTGATTGTCTTCGAGCATATTGGAAGACTGATACAAATACGCTTTGTAAGGACGACGACTAGACATTATAATTGGCTCTCTCCGTAAAGAAATTATTCATATCATTAAGATGACGATGTTTCACCTTCGAATGCACAAGAGCAGAAAGTTTCGTACGACAAACAGAACCTAATCCGGATTCTGCGAATTCTCTTTGTCTTTCTTCGGTCTGATTCCAAAAAATATCCGACCAATCGCTCTCAAAAGCCTGAGAATCTGAAAAAAGATCGTGGAGGCTTTGTTTTTCTCTAACATCAAAAAATTCTTTAGATAACTTAATAGCGGAATAAATCCTATCATAATCTACTCGCGGAGAGAAAAGAGAGAATCCCATCGAAGACAAGAATCTCTCACAATGACGGAAAAATATGTAAAAACGACTGCAAAAAGATCGCTCAAAAAATTCATCACCAAGAGCACCTCGGGTAGGATCAATATGAAGAAACTGCATAATATCGATCATAACAGAATCTCCAGAAAGCTCTTTCACTGTCTCGCTCTGTCTGTCAGACGCGTAGTAATGCTGATAGATGAGCCGGGGGATACAGAAGAGGGAGGATTTCCAGTAGGCTGGCCGCTGGCAGATATTCCGAGCATGTCGTAATACCTCAACATATTCAGATACAGTACGACGGCCGTGTGCGACGGGTCGAAAAAAGCAGGTATCGATAATCGAGCTCCATGGCCGAATAACTCTATATTTGCCATTGACCGGCACGCTGACTCCATCAAGGAGCTTAGAAAAATTTCCCTTCCTACCTTCTTCAATGGAAGGCGAAAAGAACTGAAATCCAAAGTGGTTAGAGAATCGTGCAAAAGGACGAATGCAGCGATTTTCTTTGAAATGTAAGGGAAGAGACGTAAAACTATTAAGATATCCCGCAACGTACGACTCAGCCTGTCCTCGGGACGTAGAGCAATCGACACGTCCAAATTTCCAACATGAATTAACAACTCGGATAAAA